CTGGCGGCAAGGGCGGTAAGCCGGGGCAGTGGTCGGCGCGTAAAGCGCAGATGGTTGCCGCCGCTTACAAGAAAGCTGGGGGAGGATACAAGGACTGATGGCGCTCAAGAAGTCGCAAAAGTCCCTCAAGAAGTGGACGAAGCAGAAGTGGCGCACCAAGTCTGGCAAGCCCAGTACTCAGGGTGCAAAAGCCACTGGCGAGCGTTACCTTCCTGAAAAAGCCATCAAGTCCATGTCATCCAAGGAGTATGCCGCGACTACGCGGAAAAAACGCGCAGACACCAAGAAAGGCAAGCAACATTCAAAGCAACCCAAGCGGATTGCCAAGAAAACAGCGAGGCATCGGAAGTAATGCGCCTTTATTACAAAAAGGGCGGCAAGGTCAACAAGAAGTCCATGTCGTGCAACAAGCCAAAGCGAACGCCCAGCCACGCCAAGAAGAAGTTTGTGGTCAAGGCGTGTGAGGACGGCAAAGAGAAAATTATTCGCTATGGCGACAAGAATATGAAGATCAAGAAGAGCCAGCCGGGGCGGCGCAAGTCTTTCCGCGCTAGACATAAGTGCGACTCCAAGCCGCCAAGCAAGATGTCTGCTCGTTATTGGTCTTGCAAGAACTGGTGACGATATGCCTATAAGCAGAGCGCAGATGGGCAAGCAGGTCAAAAACGCGCCCAAGTCAAAGAAGATCAAGGCGGCTAAGTGCAGGAACGGCTTGGCCCGTAGAGGCAGGACAAGAGGAAGGAAGGTCTGATGGCGACTAGCGGAACAACAGCCTTTACTCTTGACTTGTCAGATATATTTGAAGAGGCGTTTGAGCGAGCAGGCTCTGAGCTACGAAGCGGCTATGACTACCGGACGGCACGGCGCAGTCTGGATTTGCTGATGTTGGAGTGGCAGAACCGTGGTCTTAACTTGTGGACAGTAAGAGATGCTACGCAGACTCTGACCGCAGGCACCTCGTCATACACATTGACCGCTGAAAAGCAGGACATAATAGAAGGTCTGTTGCGAACTGACGCAGGCGACACCTCCAAGCAGTCTGACCTGACCATGCAGAGAATCTCGGTGAGCCAGTATGCCCATCAGACCAATAAGCTGACGCAGGGCAGGCCGCTACAGTATTACGTTGAGCGCAAGCCGACAGGACTGACGTTGCACTTCTGGCCCGTGCCAGACGCAACAACCACCTACACGTTTGCGTACTACTACCTAGACAGGATAGAGGACACCGGAAAGCCAGCGTCCAACAACATGGATGTGCCAGCGCGGTATCTGCCGTGCATGGTGGCTGGCCTAGCCTACTACATAGCGAGCAAGAAGCCTGAGTCGATACCACTGGCACCGGCACTCAAAGAGGTATACGAAGAGCAGTGGAATCTGGCGGCAGACGCATCCAGAGAGAAGGCATCGTTGTATATGGCCCCCGGCGGATATAACAACTTATGAGCAGTTACGCGAAAGGATCGAAAGCGTTTGGCTTTTGTGACCGGACAGGGTTCCGATACCCGTTGCGTGATCTGGTCAGGCAGATTGAGGATGGTCGTTGGAACGGACTGCTGGTTGGCAGGGACGTTGTAGATCAAGACCAGCCACAGTTGAAGCTAGGGGATGTCAATGCAAACGACCCACAGGCGTTACGATTCCCGCGACCTGATAGCAGTATTGATGAAAGTCGTGCGCTTTCTGCGTTCGATCCTGTCGGGGGAGGCAACACGGCGCTTGGAAGCCGCACTGTCGGCCTTGATATGGCGGGTGCTGTTGGGCGCGTAACAGTGGAGACATCCTGATGGCGTTTACCCTTACGACTCTAAAACAGGCCATTCAGGACTATACGGAGTCAAACGAGACTACATTTGTCAATAATTTGACAACGATTATTACGCAGGCAGAGGATAAGATTCTCAAGACCGTGCAACTACCTGATTTTCGTAAGAATGTTTCAGGTTCTGTGGCAAGCGGTAATCAGTACCTCATTATGCCTACAGATTTTTTGACACCCTACTCACTAGCCATCGACAATTCTGGCTTTGAGTATCTGATGTTTAAGGACGTAAACTTTATACGTCAGGCGTACCCGCTAACAACAACGCAGGGAGCGCCCAAGTACTACGGCATCTTCAGCCGCACCGCGTTTATTCTCGGCCCCACCCCTGATTCTGCCTATGACGCAGAACTGCACTACTTCCACAAACCCACTTCTATTACCGCATCTGGAGACGGCACAAGCTGGCTTGGCACCAACGCAGAGTCCACGCTCCTGTATGGCTGTCTTGTCGAGGCGTACACCTTTTTGAAGGGCGACCCCGATCTGATGCAGATGTATACCCAAAGGTATATGGAGGCGCTGGCTAATCTGGAGCAGTTGGGCGAAGGCTACAGCACGACAGACAGCTATAGATCGGGCGAGGTTAGGAAAGCTAGAGCATGATTGGTGTTAGCGGTGGTTTTGAGGTGGGTAGCGTTAATGTCCACACAACACAGAATAGGGGGTTTTCCCCAGACGAGATTGCTGAGAGATGCTTAGACAAGATCATCTCGGTAGCTGACACTGCGTTGCCAGAGGTACAGGCACAAGCGCAGGCATTCAAGGATCACATCAGAGCGGTTCTTGTTTTTTACATGAAAGAGGCCGCAAACAGCGACCGAACTACAGTGTATAACGCCCTTCTGGACGCAGGGCAAAAAGACTTAGCCGAACTTATCAGGAGAATGTGATATGGCTTTCAGCGGAAACTTCATGTGTACCAGTTTTAAGCAAGAACTGCTTATTGGTGCTCACAATTTTACTAACGGTGCTCACACGTTCAAGCTGGCAATGTATACCAATAGCGCCTCTTTTACTGCGGCAACCACGGCGTACACAACCAGCAATGAGATTAGCGGTACAGGCTACTCAGCAGGCGGCGGAACACTGACCAATGTGACCCCAACAACCTCTGGAACCACAGCCCTGACCGACTTCTCAGACCTCACGTTCTCTTCCAGCACCCTGACGGCGAGAGGAGCACTTATATACAACACTACAACTAGCGGTGGCTCTGGTACTACAGATACCGTTCTCGTGTTGGACTTTGGTGGTGACAAGTCATCCAGTGCTGGCGACTTTACGATTGTGTTCCCAACTGCTGATGCGTCTAACGCTATTATCAGGATTGCATAGTCATGGCTTTGGTCGTTGCTGATCGGGTAAAAGAAACCACCACGACAACGGGAACTGGCGCTGTATCTTTGGCGGGAGCCGCCACCAACTTCAGGACATTCTCGTCTGTCCTGTCAAATGCGGATACAACTTATTACGCAATAGTGGATAACGCCAACTTTGCGTTTGAGGTCGGCCTTGGAACCTATGCCAGCAGTGGTAACACCATTACCCGCACTACAGTCCTTTCAAGCTCTAACAGTAACAGCGCCGTGGATTTTGGAGCGGGAAGCAAAGATGTCATTCTGACGTACCCCGCCGATAAAGCAGTGTTTGAAGATGCTGACGGCATAGTGTCGATTGAGAACCTTCAGTTTGATACCAATGCCATGAAGGCCACAAACACCAACGGCAACGTACAGCTTACGCCAAACGGCACGGGCTTTGTCGAGTTGGTGGGTGCAACTAACGCAGGAGCGATACGCTTTAACTGCGAGTCGAACAGCCACGGCGTAACCCTAAAGGGGCCACCTCACTCAGCCACCGCAACATACAGTCTTGAGCTTCCAAATGCTGACGGCTCCAGCGGGGAGGCTTTGGTAACGGACGGCTCCGGCAAGTTGTCGTTTTCAAGCGCAGGGATTAGCACAGGTAAAGCCATTGCGATGGCTATTGTATTCGGATAGGAGATAGAAAATGGCCGCACCGAACATTGTCAATGTCGGCACTATTACAGGCAAGTCGTTCTACCTTGCGTTAGCTAACACAAGCGCAACCGCGCTGGTCAGCAACGCGGCTTCAAGCGGCAAAGTTTTCAAGATCAATATGATTCAGGTTGCCAATGTCGATGGGTCTGTAGCTTGTGATGTAACCGTTAAGTATCACACACAAGATGATATTGGCGGGACGGGATATGCCTTGGTGTCTACCGTATCCGTTCCACAGGATTCGTCACTGGTTGTTTTAGACAAAAACACAGCCCTATATCTGGAAGAAGACCGATCCATCTCTGTCACAGCAGGGACGGCAAATGATCTTGAGGTTCTTGTTAGCTACGAAGAAATTAGCTAGGTCTGAGCCATGAAGTTCTTGGGCAAAGACCCCAACATCATTGATGCTTATTACACCGCTACGGCTGAAGGTGCAATCACGGCTGGAAAACCTGTCATTGTTGAGGCAGACGGTGATGTGGCGCAAATCTCTCAAACATCTGGAATTGGGTCTGCGTCCACATTCAACTCAAATGGCAGTTATCACCAAGCGTGTGCTTATGATACGACCAACGATAAGTTAGTTATCGCGTACAGAGACGACGGCAACTCTAGTTACGGCACTGCTGTTGTTGCAACATTTGACGGCTCATCGTTTTCATTCGGAACACCCGTTGTGTTTGAGTCGGCACAGATTGCTTACACAGACATGACATTTAACTCTAACGCGGGCAAAGTTGTAATAGCCTACGAGGACAAAGGCAATTCGTCTTACGGAACAGCGGTTGTCGGCACAGTAAGCGGTACTAGCATTTCGTTTGGGACGCCTGCTGTTTTTGAGTATGGCACGACTAGATTTATTTCTGTTGAGCAAGCTACCGGCTCGTCAAAAGTATTCTTGTCTTATAGAGACATTAGCAATTCAAGCTACGGGACGGGATGCATTGGTGAGATAAGCGGCACCAGCATTTCTTATGGCACTGCGTCTGTTTTTAAATCTGCCTTTAGCTCTAATATGGGTTCAGCATACGATGACAATGCTGGGAAGTGTGCGTTTTTTTATAGCTCCGGTACTAATGGCTACGCAAGAGTTGCTAGTCTAAGCGGCACCAGCATTTCTTATGGCACAGAAAACGAATTTTACACTTCGTCTGGCGGCACAGCAGGCTATGATAAATCAGTGGTTTATCACGCATCAGGAAATAAAATTGTCGCTGGGTTTCGTGATCTGGGCGATGGAAATTCAGGCTATGCCATTGTTGGAACTATAAGCGGGACAAGTATTTCTTTTGGCACTGCCGTGCAATTTTATGCTTCGTATGCCGTCCCTATAAGGGCGGTTTACAACTCAGATGACGCCAATGTCGCCTTTTTCTTTTTGCTAGGGGGTGACGCATCAAAAAATGCTGTAATTATAGGAACGGTCAGTGGCACCTCAATTAGTTTTGGCACACATGAAGTTTGGCAAACAGAGGCGGCAGACATGGGTGACACCGCTTATGACCCAGATCAAAGCAAAACTCTTTTTGTCTACAGAGATACTAATGACAGCAATTATGGAAAAGCAAGGTCTTATACACCCCCCGTTACTAATTTAACCGCAGAAAACTATATAGGCATCGCCGCAGACACCTACGCTGACAATGAAGACTCAACGATTGGCATTGTCGGCTGTATAGACCGTAATCAGACGAGCCTGACAGCAGGTCAGCAATACTTTGTTCAAACTGATGGCACACTTAGCACTACAGCAGACGATCCTTCTGTTCTGGCTGGCACGGCCATATCCGCTACTGAACTGGTGGTCAAAGAATGAAAGCTATAGGCAATACGCTACCAAGAAGATTCAAGGCCAAGGCCAGCGGCTCAATCACTGCGGGTAAGCCTTGCATTGTCGAGGCTGACGGGGATGTGGCGCAGGTCGCGGAAAGTGCGGCAAGCGTAGGCACACCAGTTGTTCTTGATAGCAATAACTGCCTAGGAATGATTTCTGTATATCATGCTACGGCAGAAAGAGTGGTGGTTATCTATCAAAGATCATCCAAGGTGAGAGCAAGGGTGGGCGCTGTCTCTGGCGACACTATAAGCTGGGGTAGTGAAACTGATGTTGAGTCAGGAAATAGCTATCCTCTAGGACTTTCGTATGACTCTGGGGAAGAGCAAGTTGTCGCTGTTTATTATGATGACGGTAATTCTACCTATGGTACAGCCCGTGTTATGACGGTTAATGCCAGCGGCGACTCTGGCTCTGGAAACATATCCTCCCTTGGAACCCCTGTTGTTTTTAACTCTGCGACCACCTATGGCGGCGGTATCGCTTATGACATCAACGCCAGCAAACACCTAGTTGCTTTTCGTGATAGCAACAATGATGGTCGCGGTAGGGTTGCGACCGTTTCGGGGACGAGTATCAGTTTT